GCGAGATTGTTGAGAGCCTTCCCGGCAATGTCTCCAGTTACCTTGATGATGATTTCCAGAGAGAGGATTTCGAAGGGTTTTCGCAAGGAGACCGATCAACCGATATCATCGAATTGTATGCCTGCTACGTCAAAGCAGATGTGAATAACGACGGCATCGCAGAGACTGTCCTTGCATACTACGCAGGGAATGGCGGCGCTGGTGAGCTTCTGGATTGGGAAGTCTGGGATGATGATCCCTGCTTTACGCAGATCCCATGCGAGCCTGTTCCTCATCGCTTCCGCAGCCGTTCGCTAGCCGGTGAAGTCGTAGACATTCAGCAGATCAAGACGGTCATGACCCGTCAGATGCTCGATAATGCCTATCAGGTGAACAACCCGCGCCTTGATATAGAGGCAGGCAGTGTCATCAACATGGATGAACTGGTCAACCCGACTGTGGGTGGCGTCATCATCCGCAAGCAGGGCAATGCAGCCCCGATCAATTACAACATCGTCCCTTCCATCATGGAAAACGTGCTCGCCGGCTTGCAGCACATGGACACGGTCACGGAAATGCGCACTGGCGTTTCCCGCGCTACTATGGCCCTTGATCCGCAGACGTTGCAGAACCAGACGGCAACTGCTTCCAATAATCAGATGGACAGCCGCTATTCGCAGGTTGAGCTTATCGCCCGCAACCAAGCAGAATTGGGCTGGAAGAAGGTCTTTGAAAAAGTCCTGAAGCTAATCGTAAAGCACCAGGACCGCCCGCGCATGATCCGCTTGCGTGATGAATGGGTAGAGATGGACCCGCGTCAGTGGAATGCTGGCATGGATGCAGTCATCAACGTCGGCCTCGGCACAGGATCGCGTGACCGTGATATGTCGATGCTCAACAGCATTCTTGCAACGCAGATTGCCTTTACGGATCGCTTCCAAGGCTCTGGCATGGCGTCCGAAGCAATCGACATGATCCCGCGCATCGTCAAGACGGCAACGAAGATTGCAGAAGCAGCCGGCATTCGGAATGCTGACTCGTTCTATCCAGAGATTAAGCCTGAAGAACTGGAACAGATGAAGCAGAAGGCAGCGCAAGCCGCCCAACAGCCGCCGCCTGAGGTGCAAATTGCACAACAGAAGATGCAGGCTGATATGCAGGTCCAGCAGGCCAAGATTGCCGGCGATCAGCAGAAGGCACAGGCCGATATGCAGATCACGCAGCAGAAGGATGCTGCTAGCCTCCAGCTTGAGCAGATGAAGCTCCAGGCTGATATGCAGCTGAAGCGTTACCAGATCGATGCAGAGCTAGGCCTGAAGCGCGAACAGCTTGTGGCCGAGTTGGCTTTGAAGCGTGAGCAGATCGCCGCTGAACTCGAACTGAAGCGGGAAAGCAACCAGATGAACGCAGCGGTCAAGGCCTCGGCTACCAGCAGCGTTAGCGTAGGTGGGGAACCCGGTTGATGGACAAGGAATTCCTCGCCCTCGAAGCCGCTCGCTTGGCGAAAGACCCGATCTTTCTCGAAGTTCTGGCCCGAATCCGCAAAGGCGCAGTTGATGCGCTTGTTTCGGTTGATGCGGATAAGACCCGCGAAGTGATTACCCTGCAATGTTTTGCAAGGGTTTGTGACGTTTTCCCGGCTGAACTAGAGGCCATGATTGCGTCATCCCAAGAGCGAAAGCTCCGCACAGTAGTCTAAAGGAAAACCCATCATGTCAGATACTACGACCTCCCCGGCTACGGGGCCCGTAGATAATACCTCTTTGTCTTTTGACGAGGGGATTGAAGCCATTGGAAATCTGCTGTCCGACGACCCTGAAATGGATCTCGCCGGCTCTGATGAGGCGACCGGCAGAGAAGTCCAACGTCGAGAATGACGAGGACGAACCGGACCTGTCTCTTGATGACGATGAAGACGGCGTAGCAGCCGAAGTTGAAGCAACGGCCTCTGAGCTGACCGACGACACCGAAATCGTGTTGGACGGCGGCGAGAAGATCAGCCTAGCCCAGCTGAAGCGCAACAACCTCTTTCAACGTGATTACACCCGCAAGACTGAAGAACTGAAACAGCAGAAAATCCAGCTGGATCAGGAACACAGTGAGCGGGTGGCGCAGGCAACGGAAGAAGTCCGTAAGCAGCGTGAATACATCCTGAGCATTGCCGGAAAGGTGCTTCCTCAAAAGCCCGTCCGTCCAGAACTGAGCGCGTCCGAAGATCCATTCGCATGGACCGAGTACGCAGAGCAAAAAGAGAACTATGAGGCTCGGATTGCTGAGTTCAACCAACTGGCCGAACAGGACAACAAGGACGCCGAAAAGAGGGCAGAGCAGCAGCAGGCACAGCATAAAGCGTATCTGGCCGAACAGGCTCAGAAGCTCTTTGAAGTTGTTCCGAAGCTAAAGGACGAGGCAAAGCGTGAAGCGTTCAAGGCCGATCTGGTTTCGGTCGCTGGTGAATTCTACGGGGTTCCCATCGAAGAAATCAACGCGATCGGCGATCACCGCTACATGCACATTCTCCATGATGCGATTGCCTATCGTAAGCTGGTGCAGAAGGCAAAGACCGTCCCTGAAAAGGTCGCGGCCAAGCCCAAGCTACAGGCGAACAAGCAGCGCATGTCCATCCCGGATGTCAAGGCACGCGACGAGACAGGACGATTCCAGGCCCTGAAGAAGAACCCCAACGACCTCAGAGCAGCAGAGCGGTCCATCATGGACACGCTTGGCGACATTTAAAGGAAATCTCCCATGGCACAGCCAGCAAATACCTTCGAAACCTACGATGCCGTAGGCAACCGCGAAACCCTCGCGGACAAGATCTGGAGCATCACGCCGGATGAAACCCCGTTCCTGTCCATGATCGGCAACAAGGACGTTGAGGGCGTCCACCCGGAATGGCAGACCGACACCCTCGCAACGCCTGACGCTGACAACAACCAGCCGGAAGGCAATGACTGGATTTTCCAGGCCATCACCCCGACTGTCCGCGTCGGCAACTACTGCCAGATTTCCGACAAGCGCATCTCGATCTCGGGCACGCAGGAAGTCGTTTCCAAGGCCGGTCGCAAGTCCGAAATGGCGCGCGAAATCGTCAAGAAGGGCCGCGAACTCAAGACCGACATGGAAATCATCACGCTTTCCAATCAGGCATCTTCGGCAGGCTCTGGCAATGCCGGCGGCAATCGCAAACTCGGCGGCTTCCGTGCATGGCTGGCGACGAATGATCTGCTCGGCTCCGGCGGCGCTTCCGGCGGGTTCAACTCCACCACTGGTCTGGTCGATGCGGCCACCAACGGCACGCAGCGTGCATTCACGAAGGCTCTTCTAGATTCGGCGATCTCGGCGGCCTATACGGCCGGCGGCAACCCGTCCATGATCCTCGGCTCCCCGTACACCAAGACGGTGTTTTCGACGTTCATGAGCGACACCAACGTCGCCCAGCAGCGTTATGCGGCCAACAAGTCTTCGCAGACGACCATCGTTGCGGCGGCTGACACGTACCTGTCGGACTTCGGCACGCTGACTTTCGTCCCCGATCGCCAGATGGCTCGCGTTGGTGCAACGGCATCGCGCAACGTGTTCCTGATTGATCCGGCAATGGTCAGCCTCGGCACACTGCGCCCCATCGACCGCTATGACCCGGCCAAAACCGGCGACCAGCTGAAGAAGGTGCTGCTGACGGAATACACCCTCGTCGTCAACAATGAAGCCGCTCACGCCGTCGTCGCCGATGTCTTCGGCCTCACCAGCGCATCGTAAGGAGACGCACCATGGATCGCATGCAGCCCATTTCGCTCACATCAGCGACTTACACGCTCACGGCGGAAGCCCACAGCGGAACCTCTCTCGTCGCCACCAGGGCGGCGGGTATCGTCTGCACACTCCCGGCCGCGCTTGGCTATGGCAGTGAATACAACTTCTTCGTTTCCACAACGGTCACGTCAAACTCTCTCATCGTGAAGGTAGCCAACGCGACCGACGTGATGCAGGGAACTGCCTATGTGGCACAGGACGCGGCAGACACGGTTGTTGCGTTCGAAGCCGGATCCACCGCCGACACGATCACCATGAACGGCACGACGACCGGCGGCATCCGTGGCGATCGTATCCGCATCAAGGATGTGGCGGCTGGCCTCTACGAGGTTCAGGTCTATTCGACTGCGACCGGCACGGAAGCAACGCCGTTCAGCGCGACCGTTTCCTAATCAACCGGGTGCCACGCCGTTAAAATCGCGTGGCACCCTAGCTCATTCCTGGAGAGACCAATGGAAAACGCAAAAGAAACAGTGACCACGGCTGAGGCTGTCGAAGTAAAGACTGAGGCAAAGCAGCCAAAGAAAGAAAAGCTGTTCCCTGTCAAGTTGCTGAAAAACTACCGCCCGGTTTCGTCGGCCGCACGGATCAAGGATGATCAGACCGGCGAGGATCGCCCGCTCAATGAGGAAGAGTCGCAGAAGGTTCTTGCCGGCCAGAACATTTTCCTACCGGTGGATGAAGCCAAAACGGTAATTTCCAGCAAGATTGCAGAACGCAATGACGCAATCGCCTGATTACGACAGCATTCCGGCGCATCTGTGGGAGTTGGTCGATTCCACTCCCACATTTCGCACCTGGGTCTTTCATATCGATGAGAAAACATCGGTGATGAAGACGGAATATCTGCATATCGACGCGCTCCTGAAGCAAAACCAGATCATGCGCGACCTGAACGAAGGCGAAAAATGGGGAGACACGCCGCTGGTGGCCAGTATCCCGCTTAACGTCCTTTACGACAGCAAAAACCAGATCATGGAAAAGCAGCGCGAAGGCGACAAGGACCATTTCAAATGGTGGCTTAATCGCGATGAAAACCAAGTCTTCCGCACCAAGCGAGGCACAATCTGATGGATTATGCAGGGCTACAAGCGTCTGTTCTTCGATGGTCTGCGCGTGAGACGGATGCATCTCTGATCGCAGAACTGCCGGAATTGATCACGCTGACGACGGCCATGTTCAATCACGGCCAAGACGGAATGGCCCCTGCTTTGCGTGTTCGCGAGATGGAAACAACCGCCACCATTTCCCCGACCGATGACTATTACCCCTTGCCCGATGACTATTTGGGCTATCTGACGCTGCGCACCGACATTGATTGCGATGGATACGATGTGCCGTTCGAAATTTCTGGCGCTAACATCTACCCGCAATATTGCGATTATGAATATGGGGCATTGGCGCTGAATTATTACGCCAAGATACCCGAACTATCGGACGAGAACACGTCGAATTGGCTTCTTGAGAAGCAGCCAAGCGCCTACCTGCACGGCACGCTTTTGCAAGTATCGATGTTCCTCAAGGACAACACGCTATTCCAGCGATCTGCAGCCCTGCTCAAGACCATTATTGATGGCCTGATGGCCGAAGAGACGATGGCGAAATATTCTCGTCCTCGCGTTCGGATCAACCGGATTGTGAACAATATGTCAGGCATCGGTCACAATCGCGGCCCCGCGTCCTCCGTGCTGCCTGATGATGGCTATTCCTTCCTTGAAATAGACGGCTCGCTTGTCGAGGTCGCGGAGTAATCAATGGCACCTTTCAAGGTTAAGGCTGACCAGCTTCCGGCTGGTACGGCATCGCAGCTTATTGGCCTGAACTCGGATAATGAAGGCGTTCTTCAAGATCCTGCCGGATTGCTGATCAATTCGACAACGGGGCTTAGCTTCAATCGCCTCGTTGATGCTCCGAACATCGTCCAGAAAAAGATGATGGTCTGTTCCGTTGGTGGCCTCGGTACGCCGACGCATACGGGGCTGGAGAGTGCGCCGCAGGGTGCGTGCTCGCTGATCATCGACAACGTCGAATATATGTTTGTGCTTGTGCGGGTGTCTGGCTCGTCCTGGCAGACAAACGAGACGTTCCGCATCGGGCAGTATGAGCTTCTTGACGATGGCACGACGGGCGAGGCTCTGGCGTGGTCGGAAGAACTGTTGCTCGGTCATCAAACGCTCACCGGATACGTTGTCGGATCGCAGGCATACTTTGTCGTCGGCATGCGGCCGGAATCCCCCTATACGGGCGATGAGGCGGGTAAGGGCTATTCCGTGGTGACGTGGAATGGTGCAGCGACGACGCAATCTGACGTTTCGAGCGTTCCTTTGTTCGGGCTCACCTCGTCTGATCATCCGTTTGCGCTGTTCAACACGGCCACCCCGTCCGTGTCGAAGGACGGTGTCTACATCACGTTGATGGCAAACGACACGCTCAACCACACAGCGCACACGAAGGTTGTCTATAAGCGGGCCGATATTGAAGCCCTTGGCGACAGCCTTGATGCACAGCCCCTCTACCCGCTGACGCGCCATAACGGCCCGCCGCGCAACGATGCATATTTCTTGCAGGGTGCTGCAACCACAAACGGCTACATCGCCCTGGCTCGCGGCTATACCGCTCCACTGTGCTTCCATGGCGCGCAGATTATTGATTCCACGGGCAACGCTGTTCGCACGATCCAGTTTGACGACGGGCGCGGGCAGTACACGCGAGAGGAATTGCTTGATAATGCGCTCGGCAATCCAATCCGGTTTGAGGTTGAGGGTATCGACTGGCGCAGTGAGCAGGAATTGCTCATCATCGTCCAAGAGGACTGGAAAAGCGATTGCCCGATTGTCGAGGATGCTGGGAAGAATTGGGCATCCATTACCGCCGATAACCTGAACAATCCGCCAAGCCGCTCTCCCCGCTATTGGGTTGAGACGACCAAGGCCACGACGGATGGTGTTTGGAACGCGGCCACAACCTACGACAACGGCTCGACCTATACCAAGCGCGACAAGGTTGTTTATTCCATTCGCGTGGAGGCTGGCGATACCGGAGAACAGGCACTCGACAGCGGCGTTACCAACTTCGGCAGCGGTGCCAGCGTGCGGGTTACGTCCAACACGATTGACGTGTCGGTTGACATTGATACTAACTTTCAAGTTGGGCAAATCAGCGAGCAGACAGGCGAGGAAGAAGTCTCCTGGGGACTCTACAATAATACTTCCGACCGCCTCTTTGACCTGACCTATGGTTCAGATCCGACAATGTACGGCAGTCGATACGTTGACTTCTCGACTGGCCGTGAAATCTACGGCTGGCGCGTCAATGGTGCGCTGACCAATGGTGCCGGCTTCAACTCGTATGGCAAGGGCGACAGCGATTTCCCTGGCTGGTGGCGCTTTTGGGGCTGCAAGGCTGACGGGACGGTAGTTGAGTTCCTGCGCTTTGACCCTGCGACAAACGACCTTTCGCACGCAACGGACAGTGCTGGCAATTTCGGGACCGCTGCAATCAAGTGGCTAGCAGGTTACTTTCGTAGTGTGTTCTTCGGCCCTTCGACGGCCTTTCTAACATCCAATGCCGGAACGCCAGAAGGAGTCGTAACCGCGCCTATTGGTTCGGTCTGCACTGATACGACAAACGGCGATATCTACGTCAAAGATACCGGGGCAGGAAATACCGGGTGGCTCCGCCAAGCGTCTCAAGACAGCGGAACGTTTACGGCGTCGGTCTATGATGCAGTTTCTGGGGGCAACGTCAGTCCCACAACAGCGACAAGCAGATACTCCCGCGTGGGTAATATGGTTTACGTCAACATCAGCTTATCTGCTATTGACATAACCGGGATGACAGCCGCGACCAACGCCTACATTAGGGGCCACGGCTTTACGCCGGTTGCTAGTTCTGTTCTGGGAATTGCTCAATCCAACGTCGATATAACCGCCGGCTTCACTCAGGTCTCTGCTGAAATCCAAACAGATGGGAACATCTTTTTGAGGGAACAGCGGGATGCCGGCCTGAACTCGATTATAGATGTGTCCCAGATAAACGGTGCATCCTTCAGGATTAGCGGTTGGTTTGAAGTCGCATGATGATCCCGTTTCCAGCTTTCGAGCCAGACAAGAGCGATTTCGATACGGCTGCAAGCTCGAATGTGCTGAACGCTCTACCCATTTCCAACGGGTGGGGACCAATGCCGGGGTTGACTGAGGTAACGGATGCCCTCCCGGCGGTATGCAAAGGCGCTGTTTACGTCCAGACCTCGACAGGCACGACCGTTATCATCGCAGGAACGACAACCGCGCTCTATCGCTTGGACCTGACGGACTATTCTTGGGAGGACATCAGCGGCCCGTCTGCACCCTACAATGTGCCGGCGGCAGACTCTTGGACGTTCACGGCGTTCGGCAACCAGATCATTGCCCACAACATCACGGACGATGTGCAGACGTATGACATCGAGGCCGCTGGAGATTTTGCGGATCTCGCCGGCAGTCCTCCGAAAGCCAAATACTCATGGGTTGCTGGTGATTTTCTCGTCTTGGGTCATCTGGAAGGGGCGACAGGGGCCAAATCTGTCCACTGGAGCGCGTTGAACAACCCGGAGGCTTGGACCATCGGCGTCAACGGCGCGGACTTTCAGGAGCTTCCTGAGGGAGAGGACGTAATGGGCGGGTTTGGCGTTCCCGGCGGCTTCTATGTCGTCCAGCGCTATGCCATGCAGTATTTCCCATACGCGCCGAGTTCCGGGTTTACGTTCACGCGAACGGTCATCAATCCTAAGCAGGGATGTGTGGCTCCCCGCTCTATTGTTTCTCTTGGGCCGAACCGGTTTTTCTATCTCTCGGAAGACGGGTTTTTCTCAGGGGCGGAAAGGCAGCCAATCGGAGCCGAACGCGTAGACCGGTGGTTTTTCGATCAAGTGGACCCTTCAGCGCTTGGGGAAGTGCAGGGGTCAGCGGACCCATTTGAGAAAATCATCTGGTGGAAGTTTGCCCGAACGAGCGGGACTAACTTTCGCATCGGCTACGATTGGCAGCTGGACCGCTGGTGTACGACTGATGTTCCAGTAGGGGAAATGGTCTCGCTGGCTACTCCAGGCATAAGCTGGGACGCGTTGGGCGACCTGTACGCGACGATTGACGATATCGCCGTACCCTTCGACAGCCGCACATTCAATGGTGGCCGTCCGACCTTCGCGACGTTCACCGAAGACAATAAACTCGCATGGTTTGCCGGCGATAGCCTTGAAGCGACCATAGACACGGCAAACGTCCAGATTGATGGGATGAACCGCTCTTATGTGTCTGGCGCTCGCGTCACCACGGACGCTACCGATTTCACGGTTTCGGATGGAGTGTCGAGTTTCCACGGCGATGCAATCACATGGTCAACCGCCAACAGCCCTAATCCGAGAACAGGCGTTGTTCCTTTCCGCTCCGATGGCCGATTGCATAAGTTTCGTGCGGTTGTCGCAGAGGGCGCGACATGGACCGTCATGACATCGATCGATGCAAACGCACAAGTCAGCGGTGAAGTATGAGCCTTCAAGGGAATTATATTGGCGATCTTCAGTCGCCCGTCACTGTCGAACTTGCAAACACGTCACTGACAAACATCGATGATGCGGCTGCCAATCGCTCGAAAACGGTAACGACGGCCAGCTTTGCCAATGATTCCGCAGGGGCTGTCGTCTGCAAGCTCTATCGCTACGAGGCGGCAACAACCACGGACCACCTGATATGGGTCGGGAGTGTTGCGGCCGGCGAAACGGAACACGTCATCGATAGCCCTATTCGGCTCCA